AAAACGGAGGAAAACATTATGCCAACTACAGCATTAAATCCCAATAAAATTATATGGGATAAACTAAAGAAGACTGACCCAAGAGCAACTAAAGGTATGAATAAAGGTTGGGGAAACCTAACTACTATTGACCCTCAATGGCAGATAATGAGAATGACAGAACAGTTTGGACCTATAGGTAAAGGTTGGAAACATGAAAACAAATTTACTTATTGCGTAGACCTTAAGCTAGTGTTTGCTGAAGTTACTATCTATTGGTTAGATGATGATACTAAAGCATTAACTAATTGCTTTGGACCTATACCTTCTGTTCAAAATTTATATAAAACTAATGGTAAGTTAGATGATGAAGCTCCTAAGAAAGCTATGACAGATGCTATGACAAAAGCATTTAGTCATCTAGGATTATCAGCAGATGTATTCATGGGTAAATTTGATAGCTCTAAATACATTGATGAATTATATAAAGAGTTTAATATTAAATCTCATAAGGAGGTGTAATGAATTATAAAGATAAATTTAAAACACCTCAAGTATACGAAAAATCTTTTGTTGTTTATTCTTATGATGAAGATTTAACAATAGAAGATATTAATAAAGTACTTAAAGATATGAATGTATCTGCAAGAGAATTAACAGATGATGAAGTAATCTATCAAATATAGGAGGTAAAAAATGATAAATGAAGTAACACTAATAGGCAGACTAGGAGCTGATGCTGAAATAAAAGAAACCAGCAAAGGTGATAAGTATGCAAGGTTATCTTTAGCTACTAACCAAAAATATAAGAAGGGTGATGAGTGGCAAGAGAAAACTGAATGGCATAAGATAGTTGTCTTTGACCCTATGTTAGCAGCAACATTAGAAAGAGTAGGGAAAAAAGGTGAGATGTTTTATATCAAAGGAGAAATTACTACTCGTAGCTTTGAAGCAGACACAGGTACAAAATGGATAACAGAAATTAATGTACCTAGGTTTAGAGGAGTAGTAAAAAGAATAGGTCTTGGTGGTGGAGCTAGTGGTGATACTGCAACACAAACAGTATCACCATCTAACAACAGTACCCAAGAAGAAGTAGAAGATATACCTTTTTAATATGGGTAGAAGTCAAAAACAAAAAGGTTATCGTGTAGAACGAAAGCTAGTCCATATGTTTGAACATGAGGGAATCTCAGCTAGAAGGCAACCAATGAGTGGAGCTATAGTTGGATTCCCACATGACCTAGTAGTAGATATACTTGGTGGTTCATCAGTTGAAGCTAAAGCTAGAGCTAATGGTGAAGGATTTAAAACTATTCAAAGATGGAAAGGTAATGCAGAAATATTAATATTAGTAGAGGATAGACAACTACCTACTATAGTATTAGATTGGAAATATTTTATTCATTTAGTTAAAGGAGAAGCACATGAAACTAAAGACAAAGATAAAGCATTGTCTAAAAAAATTAAATCGCAGAGCTTTAAGAGAACCAAAGACAAGAGAACAGATTAAAATTAGATTATTATGGGATAGAGTATCTTATATATGGAGAAAGAGATATGAATAAAGTACATAAACTAAATCTTAAACTTATAAAACCTAGGAATAAAAGGGATAACATTAAATTTTATACTTGTGATTCATGTGGAAAAAAATATCATCAAGATTTAATGATTAGTTATTTACCTACAAACTATGGATATTATAAAGATGATTCTACTCATCATTGTATCAGATGTTACAATGGAAAGTTTTGACAAATCAGTATTCAGGAAATAAGTATATAATTACTTGTTTCCTTGAGCAAGTTAAAGGGTAGCGACAGTAGGTTTCCTTCTCCGTACCTACTGCTACCCTACTAAATAAGAAAAACCCTCTCAGGAGGCAAATATGGAGGTTTAAATGAGTAGTTTTGATAAACAAATAGGTGGTAACCACTACTTAGGGTGGAAAATACAACCAATGGAATTTTTTATAGCTAATAAAATACCTAAAGCCGAAGGAGATATAATACAATATCTCCTACGACAGAAGGGAAATAGAAAAGAAGACTTAGAAAAAGCTAAGCATATAATAGATATGCTTATTGAAAGCTTGGACCATGAACCCAACCAACCATAGCTAGTCTAGTTCCTTTAGTTATTTTTGTTACTTGATGCCAAGCATAACTAGGAAATAAAATTAAAGTTCCTTTCTCTCTACTCTTTTCATCAAAGTTATGTCCAAAAAATTCTAAATTACCACCCTCATATTCAGATGAATTAGAAAGTTGTAATGAAAAACCAAGTTTTCTAGTTGGTTCACTATGTGTAAAATCATAATGCCAATCAAATTTACCACCAACACTATACTTAAATACTGATGGATGGTCAGTTATTAAATTAAAACCAGTAACATCAAAGTTCCACCAATCTCTATTAAGTTCAGATACTACATTAGATATTTGTGTATATGGAAAACCATCTTTGTCAGGAATTAAAGTTTGTTCCTCATTGATTCTTATATCAGATTTATAACGACCTGAATCACCAGTTTCTACTTCAGCTTTATTCCACTTATCACTTAATAAACTTTTAATTCTATTAATATGTTTATCATTAAATGATTTATGAAAGACATAAGTATTAATTACTTTACGATTGCCTCTAGGTTTAATTGGATAGTACATTTTTTTTCCTCCTTTTATAAAGTTGTTCAAGTGTTTGCATAGAAATCGAATTGACTTCTTGTATATGATTATCCCATATACGAATCTCAGTAATTTGCCAAGTCCAACCTGATAAATTATGTTTAGCATATTCTTCTATATGACCATGTGGCATAGAAGAACCAACATTAACTACTCTCCTGTAAGCTAATGGCGAACCTAAGACTGGTACTCTTACATCTTGAAATCTATGAGAATGTCCAAAGACTAAATCACATTGAGTTTCAGTAGCTATCTTTCTTTCTGCATTAACACCACCATACGCCTTACCCATAGCATTTATTGGAACATGAGTAAAATTAACGCCATGAAAATTATACATCTTGCTCATTTCTATATGCTCCCAGTTGAATGATTCCATAACTTCATAGAATTTTTTTTGTAGCATACCAAAAACTGGTGGATTTTTATCTGCGTATTTATGTAATCTATATTCGTGATTACCTTCTAATAAAACTTTCTTAACATTATAATCACCCAATCCTTTATCCAATTCAAACAATGCTTCTTGTAAGCTAAGCATATCTTCTTCATATAAAGGTTTAGTAACTTTAGCAGTATAAGTATCATCAGGAAGAAAATGACAAAGAGAATCAAAAGAAGATAAGTCTCCAATATGAATAATAATATCAGGTTTTAAAATAGCAGCGTGTTTACCAATCCAATAAAATCTCTCCTTACTAATCTTAGGAGAATCATGACTATCACCTATAACTAAAGCAATTTTTTTATTAATGCCTGTCATCTACTTTCTTGGTTTTTTCGTAGGAGCGAGCGAATCCTAAACCGAGCATACCAAGAATAACTGGATATAATTCATTTAAAGAAATATTAGGTAATGTAATATCTAGTTGAGCAAAAGCTATATACCATTCCATACAAGGAGCTACGATAAAATTAAAAGCTAAAGCACTTGCAGATATCCACCCTATAAATGGGCGCCAACCAGCAACAAATAAACTTTTATGTTTAGCTTCAGCTATATTTACTTCTATCTGTTTTTCTTTTAGCTTTGCATCTATCTCAGCTAGTGTTCGCTGTGCTATTTTTTTTTCTTCATCTGATTCGTAGAGTTCATCTACTACTTTTAATCCAGTAGCTAAGATAGATTTACTAATCTTACCTCCACCTACTAAGCTACCTAATAAACCTAAAACCATATTACCTCACATTATTATAGAAAAGATGATTACCAATAGTTACGACAGGTGTCAAACCCTTGGACCATTTCGGTTTAATACTTGAAGTATGGTAGTGTGTTGAACCTTTAGTATTATCTTTAAATTCATTATTTAAAATTTGCTCAGCAGTTTTTAATAGCTTAGCAAAAGTCTTATTCCGTTTGTCGAGTGATGAGATAGTTTTAAAATTTGGGTCATTATGATTCCAGCAACTAAATTGCCATGCTTTGAGGCAAACATCTTTTATAGTTTTACCATACCAAGTTTTCTTTTTAACTCTATTCTTAATAACATTACCTACTGCTATTATACCTTCTTCACCTTCTCCTCTTGCTTCTCCATATAAAGTCTTAGCCATAATATCTATAGCTTCTTTATCTATCATATTAAATCCTCCTTAATTGTATGTATTATTTCTTCATAGATTATTTTAATTTTTGGTGGTTGATATTCTATAGAAACGATATCACCTTTATCAGTTTTATTTACTATCCAATTAGGGTGAGGTTCCATATGAATACTTGGTTTGGTACTAGAAGTACCTTCGTCAGTTATTCTATCGCCATTATATATTTTATAACGCCAAGTCATATAAGATTATAACAATAGTATTAGGTTTTGTCTATGTTCTAGTAAGTTTTAATCCTTTTATAGGGAAAGATTCAAACTCTAAACAATGAGCATCAGTAACTACTTCTAATTTATAAGCATCTGATTTTTTTTCATAATAGTTAAAGTAATCAGCTAAAGCATTGACACATTCTTCTTCTGTTTTATATATTATTGTTTGATATTTAACTGAAGGATAATTTATACCAGAAATAAACATTATCATTAACCATATCTTAATCATATGATGAAGAATTATCTGTACCATTTTGTAATAATTCAAATATTTCTTTGTGTTGTTTCATTATTTTCTTATCTTTATTTCTAGCTTTATCTAATTCTGTTTGTATTTCTTCTACTTCTTCTATTAAAGTTTCAATAGCTAACTTCATACGAACTTGATTCTCTACAACTTCTGCATCTGAATCTACCTCATACTTTTCATATAAAATATTTACTCGACTATCAATCTTTGAAACATACCATACCAAAGCTACTGCTTGTAAGAGTATAGCAAAAATTAATGCAGCATTAAATTTCATACCATTCATTTATCCCTCCATATAAATTCTTGTTTAACAATTAAACCAAAAGAACTTTTTTCTTGGTCTTTATCACTATCACCTTTATCAATATCTGTCATACTTGTTGTTGTAGATACAGTAGTCTTATGAGGTTTCATAGACATACCATCATATATAGAACAACCATACATATTGGCTGCCATTAATATTACATAACTAAACATTAATCTTTTGATTTTTCCCATTTTTCTTTCGCTTTTAATGTCCATTCTTTTAATGCTTGTTTAGATACTTTCTTATCTACCATTACTGCTCCTTCAGGCAACTCACTATGAAGAGTAACAACTACTCCATCTTTCATTTCTACTAATGATGGGGAACAGAAAGCATCTTTCTGAAATTTCTTATCTCTTTTTAATAATCGTACTTCTTTCATACATGAAGATAAAGATTCCATTGGAACATATTGCGTTAGTCTATCTTCAGTATCATTCATGTTCCCAAATATAAACATAACTATAATACTAATGACTTCCATTTGCTCTCACTTTGTTTTTTAAATCTTCTATATCTTTAATCATTTTTTCTATGTCTTGTTGAGCTCTTTTTATATTTACTGTATTAGACATCATTGATTCCATTTCTTCTTTCATACCCTCAACTTGACTACTCATAAATTCAATCAACATATCTTGTTGTGCATCTGCTGGTAATGAACCCATCTCACCTCTCGGCCATTTAATTCTAAACTCTGTATTCTTTTCCACATCAGCAACCATTAACTTACCTTGTGTTTCAATATTATTTAATCTTTCTATAATACCAAAATAAGCCCACACAGCAGTAGCTACTGCTCCTAATAAACCAATAAGATTTTTAAGGGGTAACCCTATCTCTGTTCTATCATTGATTGATGGCATCTATGCACCACATGATTCACATTCATCAGGACAAGCACAATCTTCTTTTCTTACAGCACCACAATCAGGACAAGGATTAATCATTTTGGAAATTTATCCTTAACTGCTTTACAATCATCTATGTATTTTTGTTTTTGTGTGTCATCTCCTTTTACAATAGCGTGTAAATAATCTGCCATTGGTGGATATTCTTCTTTTCTATCTCTTTGATATTTTTTATTATCATAAGCTTTTTGTAATGCAGTTTGTTTAGCAAGAATATCATCTTTAGAAATTGCACTTGTGCCATCAAGCCAAGTAATTTTATCTACATTATTTTCTTTTATTGAACAGGTTGCAT